GCTACTCGCCCACGATGGCAGCCTACACGCTCTACAAGAAGCGGTTCCAGTGAGGTTTCAGTCATGACAGTAGCTGATTTCTTTCACCTGCTCGTAACTGGCGCAGAAAGTACAGACATGGCGGATACAGAACTTCGAGTTCGCTTGCCCGATGGTCAAGAGCTCGTTCCCAGCCACTTCGAGTGGAGCGACGTGACCGCCTTCACGGAGGAAGGGTTGGTCTTGTTCTTGAGGGATCCCTTGAAGCCCCACGGAAGTTAACCCTCTAACGACAACGGCGATTATCCGATCGTTAACCCCCTAAGGAGACTCCATGGACGAAGACGAGTTCGACTACCGAGGTGTCTACATCGATACGAACCACGGTTGGTTCCATCTGATCCGCCCCCTGATCGATCGAGTCCTTGAGCTCGACGGTGAGGTCGTACAGGTCAAGGAGAAGTTCGGTAAGAGTATTGTATCTCGAATACTAACTAATGTCACAGAGGATGGTGAGTATGTTTATGATGACATTCAAGTCAACCCCACAGAATATTCAGACAAAGAGTTTGAAGAATTAAAAGGTTACATGCGAGAATTTATGGCAGATGTAGAGGAAGAATACAATGTATAAACACTACGCAATACTTCAGAAGTGGGACGGTGAAGAGATGGAAACTCTATGTCTTCAGTATCCTACAGAAAAGAAGCAAGAGTGTGATAGGATGTTTAACTCACTCAGAAAGACTGCAGCAAAAAAGAAACAACCAGTGACCTATCGTATTGTCGAGTTGGATGGTGAGATGGATTACGATGGTAAGGATGAAGTAGATCGTCGTAAACGTGAAGGAATCAACTCCATCATCATTACACAGGGTAAGATCTACGATGATGTTCCTGTGCATCTTCAAGTCGATAAGAAGGGATAGAGATGATATTGTTCTGTCTCTTAACGTTTTTGTTTATTGTTGTGGGTATCTGGGCAACCAGTATCTATATCAATATTTTGGATATCATACCGACATTGACGGAGCTTCAGTAGTTTTACATGAGAAAGGAAACATACATGATACCGATAGGTCTTTTGCCCAAAGAGGCAGGGTTGATATCAAAATTCCAATCCCCATTGATCAAGGCGGCGCCGATAAGGTATTTGATGTAATTAAAAAGATGGATATTGATTCGGCACCGCCAAGTCTTCTTGATAAAGAAGAGCTTTATTTAAGACAGATTTTTTATCATATTGACGGCAACACATACGACGATAAAATCTTTGCACTACTTCAACCCCTTTCTCAGGAAAAGAGAATTGAAATTTTAAAAGAAGAACTTCAAAAAATAACGGGCAAAGATTTTAATAAACTAAAAAGCTATGATTTTGAGGGGATCTATCAACAGTTTGACCACGGCAACAAGGTTAAATTCAGACCGGACTTGATAGACAATAAAAACTTCACAAAGTTTCAAGATGAATATGTTCTGGCCCATCAGCTCTATGGAAACAAACTAACAGATGATCTTGAGCGGATTCTTAATGGAGGCGGGCTTATGGCCCCAACAACCGATAAATTAAGAAGGGGCTTTCAGTGGGGCGGAATGAGCCCAACAGCAGATATGCAATCTGGTGGAGCCAATTACTTTTTTACCCGTATTAAAAAAAGAGAGCAGCTATCTATATATAACAGTTATCAACTCTTCTTTAAACCAAAAAATCTTGCAAGGCTTGATGCCATATCATATGACGATGATTACTACGGAAAATCAGGCCGAGATTTTATTAAACGTAAAAGAAAATCAGACATTTCAGGTTTTAAGAAAAATTCGAGAAAAGGTAACAACGAAACTATCTTTAAGAAATCCCTAAGTATATTATCAGACCTTGAATATATTTTGGTAAAGGACAATTCTGAAAGATTAGAGGTTATCGATCTATTTAAGCGACATAAGATAACAACGCTCGAAGATGGAAGGGCTGTTGAAGATATTGTTTTAACCGATCACCCAAAAAAGAGGCTTTATTGATGGATTTATTTAAAAAGAAAGATGGAAAGTTTTTGGTTGCCGTTTATGACGAGAATCATCCAGTGGCGCCAATGAACAGACTTATGGCAGAGGTCTTTCCCGGATATGGTGGTGTTTTGTTTTTTGACATAGGATGGTCCGAATCAGATAATCATTTTGGCCACTTATTAGAGGGCAAGATTTCAAAAGACGGAAAAAGCTGGACTGTCAAAAACGAAAAATACACCCATAGAATTGAAGAGTTTGACCCCATAAGGCATCCTGATTTGATAATCGATCATGAAAAGTGGCAGTATTATCTTTCAGTGCCGGATGGAAAAAAGGCATCTTATAAAAATGCAGTCCGTGTTTATAAGAGGTTTTTTCGCCGGGATTACATGGAAAACAAAGACATATGCGATAAGCTTGGAATTTAAAAATTACATAATTATAAAAAGATTTGACAATGTCTTTTCTTTTTTTTATCTGTTTATTATTATTAAGTAAGTATTTATTTATAAGATGGGAAGATAAAGCATGATTGATTTGCAATATAAATGGCACAAATCGATGGGATTGAGCGAAATAGGGGTATGGAGAGATGTCATGAAAAATATAGTTTTGATATTTTTCAGTTTTATTTTTCTTTCTGGCTGTATTGGAACAGCGGATTACTATGCTTCAAAAACCGAATATTATATTGCTCAAGCACGTGCCCATGAAGCATATATTCATGCCGTTAATAAACCGTTGGCCGAGATGACAGCGCCGGATGGCGCGAAATTTATTGTCAATAATCACAATATACCAACACCGAGAATTGAACAAGCAAACTCACCTATCGTAGATGGGCTTAAAGTAATCTTACAATCGACACCAGTGGCTATTCTTTCAGGCGGATGGGCTGGAAAGGAGATTATCAGGCATTCAACAGGAACTCTCACAACAGAGAGCGGAACGATCAACACAAATTCCGGCAATGAGTCTTATCAAACAGATAGTGGTTTGATTGATCAGCACCAAGAGACATCTTCTATATCAAATGACAATCATTCTGCGACAGCACCACCTCTTGTCGTAACACAGCCAACACCAGTAATTGTGAATCAACCCAGTCCCCTTGTGGTGACACAAGAAAAGTTTTGGACAGAGGAATTATAAATAGGATACGCAAAATGATAAACATCGACGCATACATACTTGAATTCGTCAGAACAAACATCGTCACATTATCTCTCATTGTAGCGATTCTGAAGGTCATTGCAATTCAGACACCATGGGCGATTGATGATAAAATAATAGAGATATTTACGAATTTTTTTAATCGGAAAGATATCAAAAAGTGAGAAGAGCCATGCTAATAGAAAGATTAATGAGTGGACTCAAACAAGATGAAGGTTTTCGGTCAACCGCTTACAAATGCACTGCGGGAAAGTGGACGATTGGGTATGGTCGCAATATTCAAGAGAAAGGCATCACGATAGATGAGGCAGAGCAATTACTTCGAAACGACATAGCTGATGTATCAGTAGATATGCGAAGTTTGTTTCCTGATTTTCAAGAATACCCTGAAGATGTTCAATATGTTATTTGCAACATGAGATTCCAGTTAGGACGGGGAGGTTTTCGATGTTTTTCAAAAATGATCGGTGCGATCAAAGATCGAAACTGGAAAAGAGCGGCAAAAGAAATGGTTAACTCAAAATGGTACAGTCAGACGCCCAATCGAGCTAAAAGACTGGTTGAATTGATGAGAGATGCAAAATGAGTGTCAAGATCTACAACGCTCTCAGGACAGAGCGAAAAGGAAACCAACTCTGGCAGCTTCTGGATGACTTTAAAGTCAAAGTTGATGGAGTGGTTATAATTGTTCCAAAAGGGTTTATTACCAATGGCGCGTCAGTGCCCAATGCTTTTTGGTGGCTTTGTCCGCCGATTGCAGGGTCATTCGGAGAAGCTGCTGTGGTGCATGATTATATGTATTTCAAAGGCTCAAAGTGGTCAGACCGAGAACAAGCGGATAAATTTTTATATAAAATTGGCAGAGCACTTGGAGCGAATTGGCTCCAGGCGCAGTTGGTGTATCGTGCCGTGAGAATGTTTGGCGGCAATTATTGGAAACAGGATACACTTGGCAACCAAGATCATGTGATTTGTCAATGACATGCAAACCATTGATAGGGTAATTTTATTTGTAAAAAGCCTTGACAATGCCTTTTCTTTTTTTTATCTCTTTGCTATTATTAAATAAATGCTTATTTATGCGGGAAGGGTGTTGGTTCCCAGATAGGTTTCATAAGCCTGTTCACGTCAATTCGATTTTGACTCCCGCATCCAGTCAATGTTCCGAGAAGGAACAAGGTAAACAGGGGCAGAAGCCCCAAAAGAATTATAAAGCGGCGAGAAGCCAAAAGGGGAAATTATGAGTATCAAATACGTTATTGATGAAGAAACCGGAATGATCAAGGTGTCCGAAGACGGATTGCCGCTTGTCATTGATGACTCAAAAGAGGACGCAGAGCCCTATGGTCTTGATGGCATTGGTTTGATGTCAAAGGTTCCTTCTCTCCAAAAGGAAGCCAAAGAGAGAAGGCTTGAGCTGAAGTCCGCGAAGGAAGAGCTTGAGACTTTTAAAGAGCTTGAGCTTGATGTTGAGAATTTTCCGAAATGGCGCAAAGAAGCTGAAAAAGCCATGGAGACCATGAAAAACCTTAAAGACAATGAGCTTATCGAGGCCAATAAGGTTGAGGAAATCAAGCAGCAAGTCAGAAACGAGCTTACAGAAGAGCATTCCCGGATTGAGAAACAATACAAACAGCAACTCAAAGAGAAAGAGGAAACGGTGAAAACTGCCACTAATCAAATCAATGAGCTTGTTGTCGGTAATAAATTTCTCTCTTCAAAATTCATCGGTGAAAATTTGGTCATTCCCCCGAAGATGGCAAGAAAAGTATTTGGGGATCGGTTTAAAGTCGAAGTCAAAGATGGAAAACCCATCGCGGTTGGATATGATGATAAGGGCGAACCCATTATGTCACGATCCAACATCGGTGAGTATGCCGATTTTGATGAAGCCTTCAAGTATATTGTTGACTCCGATCCCGATAAAGATGCCTATATCAAGGCAGATTCTAAAAAAACAAAACAAGAGCCATACACCCCGGTTTCTTTTGACGCCATAACCCCAATAAATCAACAGAGATCATCCGTTGATATGATAAGGGCCGGACTTGAGAAACGTGGTGTGGCTGCTTAATTAAAGGAATTTTACCATGGCTATTATGACCCTCACAGAGGCTAAAAAGTATGTTCAGGATGAACTCATTACGGGCGTTATTCAGGACATCATTGATATCAACCCCCTTTTCTCTTCCCTGCCCTTCACGTCTTTTGACGGTCATGGGATTATCGGGAATCGAGAAAAGACCCTTGGTGACGTTGATGTTTACGATGTAAACGCAACCATCGCAGCCCGGAATGTCTCTGAGGTAGATCAGATCACATATTCTGCAATCAAGATCATCGGTGATGCAGATATTGACAAGTTGATCCAGATCCAGTCACAGTCAGGCGGTGTTGACTTGATGGCAAATGAGATTTCTTCCAAGGCCAAATCCATCGCAAGACGCTTTCAGTCCGGTATGGTGATTGATAACGGGACTGCCCCCAATATGAACTCTCTGCACACTATGGTTGATGCAACTCAATCTATTGGTCATGCGACTGGCGAAGCCATCTCTTTTGAGAAACTTGATGAACTGCTTCATCTTGTTACCGCAAAAGACGGACAGGTTGATTTTATCATGATGGCTCCCAGGACTTTCCGTTCATACAAATCCCTGCTTCGTGCTCTTGGTGGAACCCCGGCAGAGTGGGTTGTCGATCTTCCTGATGGTCGATCCACTATTGGTTATGAAACCATTCCTATTTTTATCAATTCATTTATGCCGACTACCGAGACTGCACAGGCCGCCGCCCTTACTGGTGGTGCTTTGACCTCTGTATGGGCTGGATGTTGGGATGACGGGACTTTGAAAACCGGCCTTACCGCCATTCACCCCGCAGGTGCCCCCGCAGGTATTCAGGTTGAAATGATCGGAACCAACTTCGATAAAGACTCCGATACCTTCCGTGTCAAACAGTACACCAATATGGCGCTCATGAACCGCCGTGCCCTTGCTCGTTTGGCTTCGATTAACAACTAATCAATGGCTTAATGGGCAAGTAAACACTTACTTGCCCAAGCCTTTAAAAAGAGGTTTAACAATGGCAAAACAAGCTGATTTTATTGATGATACGCCTAAACCCGAAGGCTCAATGGTAAAAGTGGGTGTCAAAAACAAAGCCGCTCTTCCCAATATGAGTGAGGGTGAGCAAATTAATCTTTGGGGAAACACCTTTACGATTGGCTCCAAGGGTGAACTTGAAGCAATTGTACCGGCCAATATCGCCAAGGAAGGCATTACAATTGGCCGGAATATTGA